ATGCAGCTTACATATAAGCAATCTGTAGAAATAGCCGAAGAACAAGCTATTAACGTACTGTTAGAAGGTAATAGATACGAGTTAACAAAGAAAAGATTTTATTACGACTTAGCTGTACTTGGTATGGGCGCTGTTAAAACTTCTTTTAATACATCTGAAGGGGTTAAAGTGGAGTACGTTGACCCAGCAAACCTAGTATACTCTTATACTGAATCGCCTTATTTTGACGATATATATTACGTTGGTGAAGTAAAAACTATACCAATAAACGAACTTGTTAAAGAGTTTCCTCATTTAACAGAAGAAGACTTAAAAGAAATATCAAAAGAATATAATGTTTCTACAGGTAAGTACAACTCTATGTCTTACGTTGGAGATCGTCAAAAAGATGACAACCAAATAAAGTTGCTTTACTTTAATTACAAAACGTACATGAACGACGTTTACAAAGTTAAAGAGATGCCTAACGGGCTTGAGAAAGCTATAGAAAAAGACGACTCATTTAACCCACCAAAGGAAAAGCAAACTAACTTCTTAAGGTTAGAGCGAAAAATTGAGTGCTTGTTTGAAGGTGTATCTATACTAGGTACTAAAAAACTTTTAAGATGGCAAAAGGCTAAAAACATGATGAGGCCAAAGTCTGACTACAACAAAGTCAAGATGAACTACTCTATAGTAGCGCCTAGAATGTACAATGGTAAGATAGACTCTTTGGTTAAGCGTATAACTGGCTTTGCTGATATGATACAGCTTACACACTTAAAGCTTCAGCAGGTGATGTCTAGAATGATACCCGATGGAATATATCTTGACGCTGATGGTTTAGCTGAGATAGATTTAGGTAATGGAACAAACTACAATCCACAAGAAGCTTTAAACATGTTCTTCCAAACAGGTTCTGTTATTGGTAGATCAATGAATGAGTTAGGCGAGCCAAATCAAGGTAGAATACCTATACAAGAAATATCGTCTGGATCAGGTAGTCAAAAGATGCAAGGGCTTATCTCTACTTACAACTACTACTTACAGATGATTAGAGACGTAACAGGTCTAAACGAAGCTAAAGACGCTTCATCTCCAGATAGAAACGCTTTAGTAGGAATACAGAAGATGGCGGCGGCGAATAGTAACACTGCAACTAGACACATTTTGCAAGCTGGATTATTCTTAAGCCAAGAGGTTGCTGAGCAGCTATCTCTTAGAATATCAGATATATTAGAGTTTTCGCCAACTAAAGAAGCTTTTGTGCAAGCCATAGGTGCTCACAACGTAGGAACATTAGATGACGTTAAGAGTTTGTTCTTGTATGACTTTGGAATATTCTTAGAGCTTACACCTGATGAAGAAGAAAAGCAAATGCTAGAAAACAACATACAGCAATCTTTGCAGCAACAAGCTTTAGATCTAGAAGATGCTATTGACCTTAGAGAAATTAAAAACATAAAGCTAGCAAATCAACTTCTTAAAATACGTAGAAAAAAGAAGATAGAGAGAGATCAAAAGATGCAGCAAGAGAATATAAAGGTTCAGTCGCAAGCTAACGCAGAGGCTCAACAGGTTGCTGCTCAAGCTGAAGTTCAAAAGAGTCAAGCTTTAGTTCAAACTCAAATACAGTTAGAAGAAGCTAAAACTCAAATGAAAGCAGAGATGCTAATGCAAGAAGCTAATGTTAAAAAAGAGCTCATGAATCACGAGTTTCAAATAAACATGCAGTTAAAGCAGATGGAACTACAAGTGATTAAGAGTAAAGAAACAGAGAAAGAGGATAGAAAAGATAAAAGAACTAAAATACAAGCTACGCAACAGTCGGAGCTTATAGACCAAAGAAAAACAGGAGCGCCACCTAAAAACTTTGAATCATCTGGGAATGACACACTTGGTGATTTTGGGTTAGGTGCTTTCGACCCAAGATAACAAAAACTAATTTATATTTTATATTATGGAAGAAAATGAAAACATTGAAGAGCAGCAAGTAAACGAGCAGCCACAAGAAGAAGTCGTAGAACAAGAGTCACCAGTCTCTTACAAAGAAGATGGTACTATTGTCTTAGACATGAATAAGCTAAATGAAATAGAAGAAGCTGTTCAAGAAGAGCCTAATGAGGCTTTAAAAGAACTTGTAAGCGAAGTAGAAACTCCTCAAGAGGAACAAACGGTTGAAGAAAAAGTAGACGACGTTATTGAAACAGCTAATGAAGCTATTCAAGAATCTCAAGAAACAGGTAATCCTTTACCTGAGAACATAGAGAAGTTAGTTAACTTTGTTAACGAAACTGGAGGTAGTGTAGAGGATTATGTTAGGTTAAACCAAAATTATGACGAAATGGATAACCACACAGCTCTACAAGAATACTACAAAACAACAAAGCCGCATTTATCGGCTGAAGAAATAGAGTTCATGATGGACGATCAATTTTCTTTTGATGAAGAAGTTGACGAAGATCGTGATGTTAAAAGAAAAAAATTAGCTTTAAAAGAGCAGGTTGCCGAAGCTAAGGCCTATTTAGACGGGCAAAAGTCTAAGTATTATGATGAGATTAAGGCTAAGCCTATTGTCAATGATGAATATCAGAAAGCAATGGACTTCTTTAATCGATATAACGAAGAAGCTGAACAGAATCAAAAGATTGCTGAAGAACGCTCAAACGCTTTTGTTGAGAGAACAGATAGTGTTTTCAACGACGGTTTCGAAGGTTTCGAATACCAAGTAGAAGACAAAACGTTTAAGTACAACGTTAAAGACGCTAGCAAAGTAAAAGAAACTCAAAGCGACATCAATAACTTTATAAATAATTTTATTGATAGTGAAGGTAAGATTACCGACGCGGCGGGTTATCACAAAGCATTGTATGCGGCTATGAACGCCGACTCTTTAGCACAACACTTTTACGAACAAGGCAAAGCTGACGCTTTGAAGAATTCGGTGGCTAAAACTAAAAATATCGATATGACGCCTAGGACTTCTCATGGAGAGGTTCAAGCGAACGGTATGAGAGTAAAAGCTCTTGATTTAGATACAACTCCTTCGTTTAAATTTAAAAAACGAAAATAATTTATTAACCCATTTAAAACAAATTAAAAATGGCAATTACTAATGGACCTAGTTTGAATAGCACTCCTGCTCCAAATAAGCAGACGCTAAACACAAACTATCTAGACTTTACGGGTACAAGTGATACTACTTGGGCTCAACAATACTTACCAGACCTTATGGAAAAAGAGGCTGAAGTTTTCGGACCGAGAACTATCGCAGGCTTTTTATCTAAAATAGGCGCTGAAGAGGCAATGCAAGCTGATCAGGTTGTATGGTCTGAACAAGGACGTTTACACATATCTTACACAGGAAACGTATCAAGCGCTTCTGGTGGTCAAGATTCTGTATCTCAAATTACATTAACTAAAGAGATTGACGGTGCGGGTGTATCATCAGGATCAGTTGATCACGCTATTAGAGTTAACGACACTGTTGTTGTTGCAAACTCTGACGGTGTTTTTAAGTGTTTAGTTGTAACTGTAGCTAACGAAGTTATTGACGTTGCTCCTTACGGAACAGCTACGCTATCTCAAAACACAGCTACAGACGGAACAACTATCTTAGTTTACGGTTCTGAATACGCTAAAGGTACTCGTTACTTTGACGGTGGCAACGCTGTTACACAGTCTGACTCAAGGGGCGCTAACGAGCCTAAAATGCAAACTTATAGCAACAAGCCAATCATTATTAAAGATTACTACGAAGTATCAGGATCTGATACAGCTAGAATCGGTTGGGTTGAAGTTACAGGTGAGGAAGGACAGTCAGGTTACTTATGGTACTTAAAAGCTGAGGCTGACACAAGAGCTCGTTTTAACGACTACTTAGAGATGTCTATGCTTGAAGGTGAGCTTGGTGGCGCTGCAAATGACCTTACTGAAAGCTCTAACGTTATGTACAACGCTGCTGGCAATCAAACTGGTACTGAAGGTTTGTTCGCTGCTATTGAGTCAAGAGGTAATGAAACTTCAGGTGTAACTGGTGTTAACGCTGCTACTGACTTAGCTGAGTTTGATGCTATCTTAGCTGAATTTGATAAGCAAGGTGCTATTGAAGAGAACATGTTATTCGTTAACCGCGCTACTAGTTTAGCAATGGACGATATGTTAGCTTCTATGAATTCTTATGGTGCTGGTGGTACTTCTTACGGAGTATTCGAAAACGATGAGGATATGGCGTTAAACTTAGGTTTTTCTGGTTTCCGTAGAGGATCTTACGACTTCTATAAGTCTGACTTCCGTTACTTAAACGACAAAGCTACTCGTGGTGGTATTAACGATGCGGCTGGCGCTAACGCTATCCGTGGGGTTATTATTCCTGCAGGTACATCAACTGTATACGATCAGTCTTTAGGAAAGAACCTTAAGCGTCCTTTCTTACATGTTCGTTATAGAGCTTCTCAAACAGATAATCGTAAGATGAAAACTTGGACTACTGGTTCAGTTGGAGCTTCGACGTCTGCTTTAGATGCAATGCAAATCCACTTCTTATCAGAAAGATGTTTAGTCACTCAAGGTGCTAACAACTTTATGATCATGAAGTAGAAATA